CACTCAATGCGGTCATTCGCATATATCGCAACTCCAGAGGATTAGATAACGATGACCTCGATCCCTTATATGACTTTACTGACGGTTCTGTTGTTACTGAGGATCAGCTTGATGGTGTATATCTGCATAATCTATACTTGGCACAGGAAAGCACACAGGAAAAAATCAATAGCATCGGAGCAGCAGCAGGTAGTGTCTTAGTTTACGATGCCACTAATTCAAACTGGAAGGTGATGCCACTCAATTTACAGTATGACGCTACAAATGATACGGTAGGTATTGGTGGTGCGGCAGCAACCGACTACAAGCACAAACTACATGGCGACCTGCTTGTTGAGCAAACGGGAACCGCTAACGGTGCTGTTGTGACTATTCAAAATACCGATGCCACAAACGATGATGCTGTTCTGATTTTAGCATCACAAGACCCAAAAGTACAGCACTATGATACAAATGGATCAACTGATAAGAAATATTTCTTAACAAAGTACGGAGATGGAACTTTAACTTTCATTGCACAAAATGATGACGGTGGGGAAAAAACAAACATTCCGCTAAGGCTAGTAGAGAATGGCTCAACTATTCTTGGGGGAGAGTCATCTGATGGAGTGGTTGCTGGTTATACACACACAATGTATGGTGATGTTATCATACAGGATGATACTGGCGAAGCGACACTGACTGTACAGAATACAAATGCAGGGGAGTTTGCCGCAGTATTGCGGTTGATTGCTGATACACCTACAGTAGTTTGGAATGATGACGGTGGAGCAACAGACCAAAAACTAATGCAAGTCGGCTTTGGAACAGGGTCTATGGATTTTACTTTTTACAGTGATGCAGGTTCAGCGTATGCCACTCCATTACAGTTGACTACAGATGGTTCAGCGGCTGGAGTTAAGCTTAATGGACTTCCGACATCTGACCCTGCTGTAGCTGGGCAGTTATGGCGTGATGGCACAGACCTCAAAGTAAGTTTAGGATAATGAGTGACAACCGAAAAAAACTAGAAGAACTTCACACCGTAATCTGCGAAAGTCTTACGGAGTCCATCCAACTCATGAAAGGCATGGAACCCAAAGACCGCAATGCAGCACTCTACAATGCTGCTATCGGGCTACTTAAGAATAGTGGCGTAAAGGCAGACGTGGAAGATGATGACAGTGCAGCAAGGGAACTCCTGAATGAAGTACCATTCCCCACACAAGAAGAACGTGAAATGGATCAAGCTTACGGGTAAGTGAAAGTAGCACCAGAACTGAAGGACTTTAAGAACTTCCTATGGATGATATGGAGGCACTTGCTGTTACCTGACCCCACACCCATACAGTACGACATTGCCGACTTCATGCAGAATGGCCCTAAGAGGTCAGTAGTAGAAGCGTTCCGAGGTATAGGGAAAGGACAACCTCTTGACGAAAAGATACTTACCCCTGAAGGCTGGAAGAAATTAGGTGAACTAAGGCTTGGTGATCGAGTTTTTGGTCAAAATGGTCAGGATCAGAAAATTACTCACTTACATCCAATTACCGAAGATGATATTTATCGTGTTACCTTAGATGACGGAAGGTCAGTGCGATGTGATAAAGATCACCTATGGAAGGTTTACCACCAATTTGAATGGAGGGTAATGCGTACAGAAGATATGTTCAAAAAAGGGGTTTGGTACAACCGAGCTATTTCAGCTAAAAATACCACAGGAAGAGAGGCAAAGTACAAGATACCACTACCAGATCCCATAATTTACCCATACAAGCACTTGCCACTAGATCCATATACGTTAGGAGTTTTAATTGGAGATGGTTCCCTAACGAACGGCATTTGCTTCACTGTGCATGAAGATGACAGGCAAGAAATAGTTGATCGTATTCCTTACAAAATCGGCAAGCAGACTCCATACACCAATCAGTCTACAACTTATCGCATTGGGGTGTTGGGAATTAAAGATATAGTGCAAAACCTCGGACTAACATGTACTACTGAACATAAATTTATTCCAGAGGAGTATAAGACGGCACACTTACTTGCTAGGAGAATGCTTCTTAGGGGGCTAATGGATACTGATGGACATCAGCACGTTGGTAGGTGTGCTTCTGAGTTCGTAACCGTCAGCAAACAGTTAGCACTAGATGTACAGGATTTAGTTCGTTCACTTGGAGGGGTTGCCAAGATTAAAGAAAAGCAAACAACACACAAGTTGGCTTATCGTTTACATATACGCATGCCCGATAATCCATTTAATCTCAAAAGAAAAGCAGACGCTTGGAAACCTATGAAGATAGATAGGATGCGAGTGACGGATATAGAGAAAATTGGAAGGGATCGCCGCCGCTGTATCACTGTTAGTAATCCTGATAGTCTGTATATCACAAAGGATTACATAGTTACCCATAACTCCTGGATATGTTCTGCATTCGTAGTACACCAACTGTACTTAGACCCATCAAAGAACATACTGGTTGTCTCAGCATCAAAGACACGTTCCGATGACTTCAGCACCTTTACCTTGCGACTCATTAACGAGATCAAGCAGTTGAAGCACCTAAAGCCAAAGGCAGACCAGCGTTTTTCCAAGATAGCATTTGATGTTGGGCCAGCACCACCAGCACATGCACCTAGTGTAAAATCACTTGGTATCACCAGTATGCTTACAGGGAGCCGTGCCGACATTATCGTTGCTGACGATATTGAAGTTCCGAATAACTCCATGACACAGGGAATGCGTGATAAGCTGGATGAGCAGGTAAAGGAGTTTGATGCTATCTTGAAACCTGAAGGCGATGTACGGGTGATCTTCTTAGGTACTCCACAATGCGAGGACACAATCTACAGTAAGCTACAGAAGAGAGGCTACACCGCACGTATTTGGCCTTCACAGTACCCTTCACATGAGAAGGCACACCAACTATACGATAACTCACTAGCACCCTATATCGTTGAGCGTATTACCGACGAGAACATAGGACACAGCACGGAACCAACACGGTTTCCTGACACTGACCTCGAAGAACGTAGATTAAGCTATGGTAACAGTGGATATGCTTTGCAGTACATGCTCAATCCGAGGCTGAGTGATGCAGACAGATACCCGCTCAAAATCAATGACCTGATCGTTACCAACATCGACAGTGAGCTTGCACCACAGAAGTTAATCTACGCACAAACACCAGACAACGAATACCGTGACTTGCCGTGTGTTGGATTCAATGGTGATAGATTCTACCGACCAGAGAGCAGAGTCGGTGATATGATACCGTACACAGGCTCAGTATTAGCGATTGACCCATCAGGTAGAGGACGGGACGAGACGGGCTATGCGGTATGCAAGATGCTTAATGGATTCATATACACGCCTGAATGTGGAGGCATCAAAGGTGGCTATGAGAAACCAACACTGATCGAGCTTGCCAACATAGCCAAACGCAACCAGGTAAACAAGGTCATCATTGAGGCCAACATGGGTGACGGTATGTTCACGGAACTACTAAAACCTATCCTCAATAGTATATATCCATGCGGCATTGAGGAGGTGCGACACACAAGAGCAAGTGGAAGCAAAGAGCAACGGGTCATTGATACGCTGGAACCTGTCCTTGCACAGCACAAGCTTGTGATCGACCCGCAAGTAATCAAGCACGACTACAACACCATACAAGCATATCCTGTAGAGCAGAAAGCATCTTACTCACTGTTTTATCAACTCTCCCGCATTACAAAAGACAGAGGCTCATTGGTGCATGATGACCGATTGGAAGCATTGGCAATGGGCGTGAACTATTGGGTGCAAGCAATGGCTCAAGATCCTGAGAAGAAAATGCAGGCCCATAAGAAGAAGCTACTTGACAGGGAACTAAAGGATTTCGTACGAATGGCCCAAGGACGCAAAAAAGGACAAAAGAAAGCGTCTTGGATAACACTATGAAGCAAGCTGAAGAATTCGACTTAGGATGCGACGACATCCTGCCACCCTACTACGATGCACAGGGAAAGAAGTACCCGTCACTTGAGAAACTTGTCGATGCAGGCGTACATTACTTCTACTCTCGCACAGGTAAGGATGGATTGCCACGCCTAAGACGTGATGGCAGAGGTAATACGATTTCCTACAAACCAAAAGAGGATGAGGAGTAAACTTTAGGCACACTGCCTATACTGGTTATATGTATCGGGTCGTCGTCGTAGAGGAGTAAGCAAACTTGCGGCGGCGGCCTATTAACTGAACATATACTCCGAACCCAGAATCTGACTGAAATCCAATGAGCCAAAAGGAACATCAATCTTGCAATCAAGTGCCGACTCCATCTCTGCAAGCCAATCAGTATGAGCGTATGTATCATGTACTTGTTCGCATATTAGATGATTTAGAGGTTGAGCGTCAGCAGCTAGACACATATAGCAGTCATGAACCGTCATCACAGGAATTTGGTGGTCACTTGTTCGACATACCACCTGATGCACTAAAGCAGCATCGTGTGAGTGGACAAAGTTAGGAGCAATAGCCCTACGCTGCTTGGTCATATCAATCTTGCCGTTACTCCTGTACTGACTGGTCTGTATTGTCCTGCCGTTAAACACAGTACTGACCCGTGTGTTACGCATACCGCATAGCCCTTGCATCACGGTAAAGCCACTGGGACTTTTCCATTTGAGCGGCTCGTCATTCACTGCATCACGTAACGCCTGCTGTAACAGGTACACATTCCTGTAAGTCGGCTCGATGCAATCAAGAATAACATTACGCAATTCCTGGCAAGCTGGAAACAACTCAGTCGGGAATACATCCTGTCCCCTGTCACTCTTCAGGAAGTCATCGTAATGCAGCATCAGGTTATTAATATGACTGCGATGCGTAACGCCATTGGGAATACCCATGATGATATGTTTCATCACGCTACGATCCAACCCTACCTTCAGCCACCCATCTGCATACTCCAAATCCCTGCGTGTATATAGTTGCTCCTTGGTTAGATCCATTGCGTAGGTGTAGACATCCTCTGGGTAGTCATTACTCGTCACGTTCGTCAACCTCGCCAAGTGCTTATCCCTAAGTATTAGGCTCATCATTTGTGACCCGTTGCAACTACCGTCCATACTAATAGGAAGTTTGGAGACGTAATCTTCACCCTGCTCAATCACTCCAGCCCAATCCAAGCAGAAGGCTAAGAACATCCAGGGTTTGT